TTATGCATACAGAAATTTACGTAATGCAATATCATTAAATTATTCTGATGATGATATAGCTAGAGCATATTATGTAGCATACAATACTTTGATTAGTGAAAGAATTGAAGGAAACTACACAGATATGAGAGAAAATGAAAAATATGCTAAACGCTCTATATTAAGCATGATTAAAAAAATGAATCCACTTGATATATCTAATCAAGATAAAGGCAGATTACTTTCTAAGAAAAATGAGTTCTTAAATTCATTATCTGAACAAAACAAAAACCTTGCTTTAAATACTGAAAAAGAATATCAATATAGAGTTAGAAAATTTGAAAGAATAATTAGCAAATTCAAGTTCAAAAAAGCATACGCCAACCATCTTTAAAATAACTCCTTGATTGGCAGTAATGCCATTTGACTCATATTATCATCACCACCCATCACCATTTTTAAATTACCATCTTTATGACGTTTTTTTATCAAAGCCTTGAGTAAGTCTACCTGGAATATAAATCCCCCTTGTATTACACCTTTATAGCTCAATAAATGCACCCATGTGCTTGATTCGGTAGTAGAAATGCCTGATGGATAGCCTTTATACTTCAATTCAATAGCAATATTACCTGTTGTTTTCCATATATCTCTTTCGGTCTTTACCTCTATCTTATTGTTACCATCTTGCATGTCTTTAACAAAGGCTTCACCTAGTTGTCCAAACTTTAAATCTAAATCAAAACCTTTTGCATATTCTTCTGTTACTTTCACCCATGTACCTCCCTTTTGTCTGTAGCATTCTCCAAATATTCTTATTATATCTTGTAAGTATATCAATCGATTGGCAGATATACTTCTGCGGTAGCCTTGCAATTTGAACATGAAAAACTACTAACTATACCTTTTCCGCTATAGCCATAATCTTCAAAGTCAAAATCATTACCCCATATCATATCTTCGCCACAATGCCAGCATTTTAGTTTACTCATTAAAAAACTCCTCTTTTGCGTAGTGTGCAATCAATATTGCATCAGCTGTTTTAAGTGTTACTTTCTTTAATTTAGGATATAACTTTTTTGCTTTTGCCTTTAGCCATCTCTTTCTGTCTGCTACTGGCAATGCCTTGGGACAGCCTACCCATTTTATCCAATCGTTTGGCAGTGTTGTATACATCTTTATTTCATATGATGCTGCAATACCAAGCCACTGCCCATAGTTAACACCATATGTAAATGCAGCTCTTACTGCGTTACCTGGTCTTGCCCATACTCTCTCCATTAATAGTTTTATATTATCTGGAGCAGTATCTCCTATTATTATCTTGAATGTCATAGACATATCTAAAACCTTCTCAGGACATTTATATGCATCTATGTTACCCTTCTCGTCAATGACAGTAATGCCACCGCTTTTACCTGGGTCAATTCCTATGTATTTTAAGTTGTTCTGGCGCTTTGACATCTATCATTTCTCCTATATCATTGTGTATCTTACACTTGTTACCATCATATGCTAAATCAACATCACCGCTGTCTCCGTATCTAACCTTGCCTGCTGATATAGTTAGGATGTTTTTACCTTTGCCTTGTTCTCCTCTTACCTTGTAATCATAGTAAGAAAAGAATACGTTCTCTGCTACTTGCTCTATTGCTCCGCTTTCTGCTAAGTCAGATAGCTGTGGCATCAATGCCTTGCCTCTAATTCCTGCTCTTTCAATCATTCTATTTAACTGCGATGCAAGAACAACAACAGCATCTGTTTCTTTTGCTAGCCATTTATAATCATTGACAAGCTTCTCAATCTGTAGTCTTCTTTGGTCTTCTCTGCTGTCACATGCAATAAGCTGTATATAATCATCAAATATAATGTCAGGCTTAAACTTCTTTACCTCACTTGATGATGCAGCAAAGTCTCTGACGTTATCAAACATCAAGAACCTATCACTTGCATACTTCTTTCTTACAAAAGCAAGAGAGTCATCAAAATGCTTCAGGGAGTTATTATCCCATATATTCTTCCTGACCTGCCCGTAAGATAGCTTTCCTGATTCTAAACATACAATCTTTTTTACAAGCTCAGAGTTTGGTAGCTCCCTGCTAAAGAATATTGCTTTGTAATTATTTTCAAGTATATTAGCAAGCATGTTAATCATGACAGTTGTCTTGCCATGTCCTGGTCTACCGCCTATGATTGTTATCTCTCCCCTTGTAAGACCACCAGAGAATGCATCAATCTTATGATAGCCTGTCTTAATTAGTTTTGATGTTTTATTCTTGACACTGTCTACTGTCTCTGCTATAATGTCTTCAATATCTGTCGCTGCGCTAGGACGGACGTCCATCAACTCGGACAAGACGGAATGTGTTTCGCTTATAACTTTATATATATCTTTTTCATTGTCTTCAGCATGCATCTTTATGTCTTCTGCTTTAACAATAATTTTCCTTAATAAATACTTTTCGTACAGCTTATTAGCATAAAACTCCGTCATTCCTTTTACGCACGTCTCTGAAGTACATCCAGTGATGTAATGTTTGGTAAGTCCTTTGTTTATGTCATCCTGTGCAACAGACATGCATACTGATAAAGTATCTATGGTTTGTTTGCTACGAACCATTTGTTTTATTTTGTTCCACAGAAGTCTAGCTCTCTTCTGATAAAACACACTGCTATCAGTAAAGTATCTAGCTACAGTCTCATATTCCCCTGGATTTGTTATCACAGAACCTAATACTGCATCTTCTGCTGTCGCATCATATGGTAATGCATTTTCCATTTTATCTCCCTATTTTAACTTTTAAAGCTTATTAATTAAAACCTGTATTCGCTCTTTAACAGCTTCAATTAGCTTTTCGTTTATTAATGTTCCGAACTCAGTAGTTTCGCCAATGTTATTTTCATAGTATCTTAAATCGGCTTTAAGCCAACCTATAACTTGCTCTCTGTCTGACCTTCCTCGGAACTGTTCTTTGCTTCTTGGCATTGATTCTCCGTTTGCGTTATCTCTCTCTTAATAGCATCATAGAGCCTATCTGATGCAACCTCGTTTACTTTGTACATCTTCATGCCATCCTGAGTAGGATATCCTTCAATCGGCTCACCTTTGAAAAATATACCCCATTCATTATCGGATAACACTTTAGATAATAGTTCATACACTTTCATTATCTGTTCCCTCTTTTTTTTTACTATTTGACTTTTTTTTTGTATCTCCTGCTGCTCCTTCATCGCCTCCCGTAGACTCAGAAACCTTTTGTTGTTCGTTGTTACGTGAATTGTCGTCATTTCTGGCCTTATCAAGTCTTTTAATTTTTTCTCCAAGGTGCTTAATAAAACTTTCTTTTTCATCTTTGTATTCATGATATGTCTCCGTAACAAACTCTAATTTATTTACTCTCTGAATCAACATCTCCGTCTGCTGAATCATCAGATTCATCACCTTTTCCATCTCCTTGATTGTTGGTTTCTTCTTTGACATCTTCTGTCTCCTCTATTATTTCTTCTTCTTCAAATACTGCGCTTGTTACCTCAGACAATTCGCTAGCCATACCTCTGACTATATTATCTAATCTTTCTAACTTTGTTTTTAGCATTTCAATATCTTTCTGCATATCTATTGCTCTACCCATTGTTATCTCCTTTGTTTAAGTTAGGCATTTCTTCTCTTTCCATTCCATACGTTGGCATGTCTCTGTGTGTTACCACTGTGCCATCTCTCTTTTGACTCCAAACTATTTTATTTGTAGGGCAAAACCTTACTCTTGATTTGCCCCAGTTCTTTTTAAATGCAATTGCCATTATTATATCCTCCTTAGTCCCTTGTAGGGAGTGGGAGAGCAGAGTGATATGACATGGGGTCTCCGCCCTCCCAAGATTATTATCTATTAATGTGTCTATAAACGGTAGCCCTCGACAATCCCACCACTTTCTTTATACGTTTAACAGGCATTCCCATTTTGTACATAAAGTTAATAAACACTTTCTTTGTTTTGCTTATTTTTCTACTAGAACGGTATCGCATTGCTATCTCCAGCTATGGTTTTAACTTGACCTTCCGCCCACTTCTTAATAAACTTAGCATCCCAGTATTGTCTTCTCTTACCTTCTTTGTCTGTCCAAGGTCTCCCTAGGTCAACAAAGGCAATACCTGGTTTACCAAGCATGTCCGCTTCATTAAGATTTGGTAGCAACTGTACTTCTATATCGTTGCCATCTACAACTCTCTTTTCTACGGGGCATTCAATACCAATAGATTCACAGAATCTCATGTATCCTTGATTGCCCTCTGGGTATGATTCAAAGCTATCGTTAGCTGTTGGTTCTAAGAACCTCCAAACTTTACCTCTGAACTTACTGCCCACGTAGCAGTCACCTTTAGTATCCTCCATCTCTCCATTTATGTTCTCATACTGAAAAGTAACTTCTTTGTTTTCTACGGATGCTTCAAAGACATAGGTATATAACCTAGCTCTATGCTTACCTCCCTTTACATCTACCTTCTTTGATGTGCATTCTATAATGTGACCAAAGTAATCACCTTTAGCAAAAGGTTTGTAATCGTTCTTCTTTTCCTTCTTTTTACCAGGAATAAAGAAACTTTGTTCTCCAGTTACACTATCGAATGTTTCATTGATATCAGCCATTATTTATCTCCTTTTTTGTTTTTTATCATTTGTTCGACTTTTTCAATACATGCCTCATAGTTATTAGCATTTATTTCCATTTTACTAACTTTGACTTTTAAATCATCAGCAAGCTCCTTACTAACAGATTCAGCTAGCCTGTACATCTTTGTTTCCTCATCAGGCGTTATTGCATCAGGTTCAGGTAAATCCTCACCCGCAAAGATGTATAATCCTAATCCATGCAATGCAATAGTTTTAGCTAAAGCTCTTTGTATACTTGTATTGATATTAAAAGCATTTGGTTCGTTTATTGGTTGATTCCTATTGTCAAGTATAGGATGTATTTGTGATAGTGATATACCATCAACTTCTACCCATACATCAACAAAATAACCACAATCAGTTACAAAGAACGGTGACCCATCCTCTGCTTTTGTTACCCCATATCTAGCATCGGGACATTCTTTCTTAAGTAATGCCCACGCATCTGCCCAAGACAAATAAGTAAAATTTCCCTTTTTCTTTTGATATTTACTTACGTCTGTTTTATAGAGCTTCATGAATGTGCTTTGTGTTGTTTTACTCATATTCACTCCTTATCGTTGTGGATTGCAATGGTCTAGAAACTGACAGTAATTACACTGCCAATCTTGTACAGGTGATACACCTCTTCTAAACGGTGGCAATCCTTGTTCATGTTCGTCTTTTGTGTTGCTCCAGAACAAGTAGGCCCTTGAAACGTATGTCAAAGGTACCGACGTTGCCTTCATCATGGACGTATCCTTATTGTAATAATACAAAAACATTCCATCAAGCCTACCGAACTGTTGCTTCACAGCATACCCGTATGTACCAAGTTGCAATTCATAGTGAATAGATGGATTAAAAGCAGGTTTTCTACCAAACTTCATCTTCCATGCATAGCCACCACAAGTTTTCAAATCATACAGGTAAACTTGTTCTCCCTCTACTACGATATCATAAAAACCTCTGACGTTTAACTCTTCGATTCTTATCTCTCCTTCAGTATGGAATTTAATTTCTTTTTCTTTATTTTCTTTTTCTTTTTCACTAGAGATATCTCTATTATTATCTCTATTATAATAGTGAAGGGCTTTTTCAAAATCATCATGCACAACATTACCAAGCCTCAACAATCTCTTCGTCTTTGCGTCTAATGGATTTGTTGGTTCTATTTGCAATACAGACTCAAAGTACAATTTCCTTGAACAACTACCAGCACCGCTTGCATGATACCAACTTTCATTACCAGCATATCGTTTTAAGCGGTTTTCTTCCTGTTTATTGTTGAGATAATCGTTGTATACACCTTCTATATCAATTGGACTTTTAACCACCATTTTTGACCCTTTTTACGCAATCTTCAATTAAATGCTCCAAGCAGTCATTAACCGTATCAAAACCTAAAATATAAGATGTTCCTTTGAATGTCTTCCATTTTTCTTTTTCTACTTTTAGTGGGTAAGTTATTAGTTTGCTATCTTCCATATACTTTCCTTTCTTAAATACATATCCTAATATGTATATTATTATTTGTTATCATTTATTCCTAATATTATTTTCATTTATTTTTATTCTCAATGGTGTCTCATTCACTGTAAACATCTATTTCTATCTCTTCAAGAAACTTGTCAATCTTTGGCTGCAAAGTCCTTAAATCTTCATTGGTTATTATTCTTGATAATCTTCTGAGACTTACCTGTGTTTCTTTTATTAATGTTATTGCTTCTTTTATGTCTTTTATATGTATTGCCATTTTATCTCCTTTTAATTTAATATAATCTTAATCTCGGTGTTCCTTTTCTGTTATTGTAATCATATATATGTTCAATTAAATCAAGATATGCTGACTCACTAACACATTTTACAAGTTTTGTGCTTTGATACTCTAATTTTCTTAAAAATTGTTTATGATTGTAATCCCTATTATCAAAACATATAAGCATTGAATTTAAAAAGCCCCTACAATTGTAGTTTTTAAAAAATGGAGCAATTTGCGTTACTTTTATTGCTTTTTCTACAGCTCCAGGATAATCCTTTATTTTAAATTTTCCTTCCATAAACATTTTGTCATAAGCGACTTTTTTTGTGCCAGAAAGCAAGTTCATACATTCTCTATTTCCGAATTTATATGTATCCCTAAACTTTTTAAATATTAAATAGTCTTCAAGTTGGTCGTCGCAATAAGTATGCAATGCATCATTTATGTCCCAATTTTTTGAATTATGATTCAATATTTGTGTTTCCTCTTTTGCATAACCTTTTTTTATAATAAATGGAACTGGCGCTCCAAGTTTTTTAAGAGCTTTAAATCTATGCTGCCCATCTATTATCTCCATGTTTTCATTTATTATTAATGGTGAAAACAATATTCTTTTTTCCATTGATTTAAATATATTCATAGAATGTTTTTTATTTATTTCTCTATTTCCTTTTAGTATTTTGAAATCGTTGTAGTTATATGTTTCGTATACTTCGTTTACTTTTTTCATTTTAATCCCCTTGTTTTATAGAGAGCCATCAGCTCTACCTGTTTTGTGTGACATATTACCTTGTGTGACCAGTCACTGACTCTCTATGTTATTGTTATCTACTTGCTACGGGTTCATCACAACTTTTGATAAAAGTTGTTGAGTCTCCCAATCCATCTCCATCTCTGTCTGCAAACCATTTAGTTGGTCCATTACCATCACACACTCCGCATGAGTCATGATAATTTGATTTGCAATAGTCGTCATAATCATCTGAATTTAATACCCAGCCATTAGTACTTACTGTTTCTTCTTCTTTATAATCGGTCGTGTATGTATTACCATTCCATTCAAACACGTGACCGCCGCCATATAATGCTCTTTGTTCAGCAAATACTTGAGGAAAATAAATATCTTCATAATTATTAGATATTTGTTTTTCTTCTTCCTGGTATTCTTTAACCAAATCATTGACTATACTATTTATGTTCTCGTAATCAGTTTTGACGTTGTTGATTTTTGCTGTGTTCCATACACACCATATCGTCAACATAGCCATAACAGACCACATTGCCTGTTTATTGGACATCTTCCTGTCCTCCAGTAGTATCTTTTATCATTACTTCTTTGATAACTTCTACCTCTTTTATTACTTCAACAGGAACCTCTACTTCTTTAATGACTTCCTTGACAATTACTTCAGGTTCTGCATTTTCAAGTGCATATAACCTATCTGTCATGTAAGCCGTTTCTCTTAATATGATAGAAGTTTTAGCATCAATATCAAGCACCTCTGAAGCCAAGTTGTTTTTACCAACTGAGTTCCATGTACACCATATTGTTAATGCAATTACTACGTACCATACTGCGTTTATGTTTTTCATTTTCCTTCTCCTTTTTTACTTATTGTTAAAAAACTCTTGATATAATAAAATTATTAATAATATTAAAGAAATCCATCCTATCATTTATCATCTCCTCCATAATACTCTTTTTCTGTTTTCCCGAAATACTCCCATACTGGTATTCCTTCATCTACTACTGCGTCCATATCCTCGAATCGTGGTAAATTCCATTCATCATACTCCAGGTTATACCCACCACTTTCCAGAAATTCCATTGCTTTATCTTTTATATTTCCCATTGTTCTACCTCGCTTTCACATTGTTCACATATTCTCTCTTCAGTATCCATTTCATCTTGCCCAAATTTATGTAGGCATATTATACACGTAAACTTCATTATTCCTCCTCCTTATCTTTTGTAAACTTAACATTAATAAGTTCTTCGCAATCAGCGTTTTGTGTAACAAAAGCCCAGTCAACATGCGTTGTTGTTCCATCAACAATTTCTTTAAATATTTCTAAATCATGTTCTGTAATGGGTATTATGATTCTTTTACTTGTTTGTTTTTCTTCTTCCATGAGTTCTTTCTCCCTTTTCTTTGTTTCTTTTCCTATTGTCAGCATATCATTGACAATATTATTTATGTCTTTGTAATATTCCATTACGACCTCCCTTTTCTTATCTCATCAACTTGTTTGCATACTTCTTTCTCTAATTTCTCAATTAACATCACTTTCATGTTATATGTAAGATTTTCTGGTATCTGCCCAAAATACATGCAAATATAGTCAATCTCATCTTTTGTGTAGTTATCTTCTATCCTCATTTTTTCTTCTCCTCTTTCCTTAATTTCTTTATCAATTTATACGTTGAATATTTCTTGCCTTCAACTTTATCTAGCCAATCAAATAATGCTTTATTCATTTTACCTCCTCCAACATATCTAAATATGCTTTATATATTTTTATTCCTTTTCGGCTATGTGTATCTATTATTCCAATTATATGGTTTTCTAATTCATCACGTAAACCTTCTAAATCGTAATGTCTTTCTCCATTATCATCATCATAATAATTTAATGTCATAAATATATTATCTGTTGTTTCTTTATTCATTTTTCCTCCTTCATTAAATCATCATTTTCCCATTGTTCTGTATCACAATCATAAAATTTATCATTATTACAATAGTGAGATGGAACAAACTCATTTCCATTATCATCTAAATATAAAGAACACCATTCATAATCACATTTTTTACAATTCATTTTCTCCCCTTTCATTAAATGTTATATTTCTTGCTAATCTTACTCTGTTTCTTGAATCTAGCCCACCTAACCACATTATAAAATTGGTCTGCATTTGTCTGAATTTATCTCTTAAATAATCTTTATTGCTTTCCATTTCAAATGATGTCCCCGTAACTCCATATGCATCTTCTGCAAATTTCTTCAAATCACTATCAACCGACCACCTTACTAATTTATCTAAATCATGTTTATTCATTTTCTTTTCCTTTCTCTTTTACATCATCAAGATAGCAACTCAATTCCCAACTTTGTGCAAATTCCCAAAATTCATCTTGTATTTGATTGATTATTGTATCTGTTGATACTTGGTTCTCTTTTGCTTCTTCTTTTATGCTAAGCCCCGCTGACTTATCATGTTCTTTATCTTCTACTATGAATACGAATCTCATGACCTTGCCTCCTTTATTATTTGTTCTAATGTTTTTAATTGTGCTAATACTTTCTTTGTGCCTCCTTTAATACCAAAATAGTCTTTTACATGTTTCAATCTCCAAAATCTATTTGGCCTCAATCCTTTGCTAAATAATGTCACCTGGCCTATTGATATCATTAAGTTATATTCCGCTCTATTTGTACGTAAAAAACTCGTATCTACACTTTCATCATTTAAGTCTTTTAAGAATTGACAATCTTCTTGCATTGTTACTTGTACTTTATTCATTTCTTCTCCTTTAATGTTCAAGATAGCCCCATTACAGGGCTATTTCGGCTAAATAAGCCTCCTCAGTTGAACTATTTAGTTCTCGCATAATATCCGCTTGTTCTTGGTAAGAAAAAATCGCCATTCATTCCGTTTAAATCATGTGCAATTGTCGGCATAATATCATTTTCTCTATTATTATCTTTGAAAAATTCTATAAAAGCCTCCATGTCCTTAACTCCATATTTCTCTACATAATTAATTGCTATCATTGATTTATCCCACTCGTTTAATTCCCAATGAGATAGATATTCATTCATTATATTTTTTAATCTCTTGACATCTTGTACCATGTTATTCTCCTTTTTTTGTATTAATGTAATCGTATAATTTTTCTGTAAGTAATTCGTAGATATTTGCGGATATTATTTGCGTAACATTTGCGTTTTCTGAACACAAATCATTCGGTTCAATTAAATCAAAATTGTTACTTGCATATTGTAGTAAATCGTATGTATAAATTGGAACGTTGCCGTCGGCTATTTCGTGGATTAAATCTTCTGCGTGGTACTCTTCTCCTTCTTCTTTACACCAGGCTATTCTGACGTCTAAATCTTCTATCGCCTGGTCGTATAAATCTTGCATGTAATACGTCTTTTTCTCTTCCATTTTTTTTCTCCGTTTGTTTCTGTTGTGCCATTGTCGGCTACATAAATATAATACATATTAAATAATATAAACAATATAAAAATATATAAAATAATATAAAATATATGGGAACTAATATTAAATTATAGCGTGTAAGTTATGTTAATTAAATAAATTGGAGGTTGTAAAATGGTACCAAAAAAAAGGCCAATATCATATGTAGATAAAAAAGTAAATGAATTAAATAATAGATGTGATGAGTTAGAAGCAAAAAACTATCAATTAAAATCTGATATTGACAGAATAATAAAAGCAATAGAATATTATAAAATGGAGGTTATAAAATGAATATAATAATGGAACATAGTCATGTAAATTATCCAGATAAATATGAAATAGTAAACGATTGTAGAGTATTGAAAGCGTTAAAAAATCGTAATTATATAAAAGCGTATAGTAAAACCCATAAGTATATTAATGAGTATAATTTTATGCTTACAGCGTTTAAATATAATAATAATGATTATGTAATTAAATACTTTGACGGCTGTTTTATGCCGTTTGTATGTAAAATAAATAATATTAACTTAAATAATAAAGGGGGTCAAGATAATGCTAAGTAGAAAACACTTTGTAATGTTTGCTAAGGTTATAAAAGATAATACAATCATTAACCACGATAAAATGTTAAAGAATAGTACTATTAATAGAATAACTTTGATATCTGACTTAATGAATATCTTTAGTAAAGACAATCCGCAGTTTGATGGCAAGAAGTTCATTGAAGCATGTGCGGTTGAAGGTGACTAGTAGCCAATAACATAATAGAACTAATGAAGGCGGGGCCGTGTTAGGCCCCGTTTTTGTTTGTTGTCCTTTTCCTACAAATACCACGAATTAAAATCATAATTATAATTGCAGATTGTAATCCAAAAAATCAACCTAAATCGTAACCCCAGGGGGCAACTTAACGGGGGTGCGTGCGTAAAAAAACACTCACACACATTCTAAGGCTATTTTTCAAAATTACCCCTTAACTTTTCCTTTTCTTTTTATTATTAATTTTTCTTTTACTCTAGAGATTATCTCTATTATATATTCTCTATAGAGATATAAATATAATCAAATAATTAAATTATGCAAGTATTTTTAAATATTGTAAAAATTTTGTATATTTTGGTATGGATTTCAAAAACATAAAAGGCAAACCTAATTATTTATTTGATAGTTTGGAAGAATATCAAGCATTTGGGTTTACAGATGCGGTTCTTGATGATTGGCGGGCAGGCAATGAGGGTGACTGGGTGTACACTGATGATAGATATATCTGTCAAATACTCAAAAAAAGTGCGGTAAGCCATCCTGGCTACAAAACACCACGCACAATGATTCGCACGGTGTGCGGTTCTTTCATATCAGAACAGAAAAGTCACAGAATTATTGGAGAGGATGGTATTGCAGAAAACATTTATACATTTTCAGGCAACTACAAAGCCACGTATTCACGTGCAAAAGATAGAAAACTAAAAAATCGTGAGTTTTT